CTTAACAGACAATGTATTATTTAAATCTACAAAAACACTAGTAACTCCTCTAGGAATACCAGTTAAAGGACCACCTGTTATTGGAGCATCAATAGGGTTGGTTGTTAATGTTACATTAAAATCAAAACCTATTTCAGCAGAAGTAAGTGTAGCATCCACAGCAGATACATCCACATTCCCACTAGCTACAGTAAACTGACCAATGTAATTGTTGCCATTTACTACTTCTACAACTGCACCATTATTAAAATCTGCTGATACATCAAACACACCAGCCGTTCCAGTAAACACAGTAGACATATCAGTATTCTTAGTAGCTACAAATTCGCAAAGAACATGCTTTTCTGTACCATCACCAAGGTTGAAAACAACATTAGCAAACACTCGATCATCAATAGTGCAAGTAGAAACAAATGTTCCAGCACAGGTAAACTCAGTCCACCCTGCTCTTTTCTCAGCACGATTAGAATTAAATACAGCTATTGTCCCATCAGCATTTGTAATAAACAAATAACTTTCAGATCTATTCAAAGCGCCATTAAAAACATTTTGCTCAATAGGAGTTTTAATTAAATGCGAAGAAACAGTAGATATAGGACTAGCAACGTAAGCAGCTTCCCCATCGCTAAATAAGAACTCTCTTATAATAGCTCCACCTTTTTGAGTAAAAACAGTTGCTCCATCAAATACAACTGGTCTTTCAAATCCACACCCAAAAGATGTCTGCCTCCGAACCTGAACATTAGTTGGAGTCACAGGTTGATTTTGAAATGCAGGTAAATACATTTCAGAAGACGCAGTAAACACTTGAAGATCCCTATTGGATACTACATGGCGTATTTGATTTATCTCACCAATGCTTGCAGTAACTTGAATAGAATCATTATCAGCAGCAGTACCAACATCAAAGTTATAATACTTACCACTCTTACTCATAAAGATTGCATCTGGTTGAGCAACAGTACCAGCAAATACTAATCTGTTTTCATGGAATGTAACAGCAGCAGGAAAACCTCGAAGAGAGGAAAAAGACTGCTCATCCCAAGTGGTAATAGGTGCATGACTTTGAATTTTTGGAGTACCACCGCCATCTTCAGAAGCATTTGCACTGCCACCAGCAGTAAAAACAAAACGATTATCATCTACAATAGAAGCTACAGAACGTGTTCCATTTAAATTACTATTAGAAATATTACCAACTGAAGCTGCACCAGCTATAACAATAGAATCGCCAACACTTAAACCATGATTTACCATAGTTACTTCAACATCAGCAGAGCTTTCTGTTGTTCTAAATGGTGCCACATCTAAACTTACAGTAAGCGTATCAAGTATATCTCCTGTTGCTACTGTTGAGTTTGTTACTCCAGTTATTTCAATCTCTGCACCATTGTATCTTACTGTTGTTCCAATGTGTTTCGATGGACTTGTTGTATCCCAATACGCAGAACTTGTTGTTAAAGTTACCCCTGATCCAGAAGTAGCAGAAACATCAAGTGTTACTCCTGATTTTTGAAAATTAAAATATGGTTGGTATATTTGTTTATTGTCAGACTTCTGATCAAAAACAAAAGGCTCAACTTGAAAACTAGATAAACTTGTTCGTATTAATTGTTGAGGCATAAACGTAGGATGGCAAATAAACATAACATCGCCAGCTTGAGCAAATGTATACTCATGTAAAAAATTATGATCAAACTTTAATGTTTGACTATTTACATCCTGAGTAAGTGTAGCTGTTAAAGCAACAACACCAGTAGTAGGATTAATTAAAAATACTCTTATTTTTTGATGCTCAAGAGAAACTATATATTGTTCATCATCAGAAAATATAAATGGTAAAAGTCTAGCTTGTTGAACCTTAGTGCCATCAACAGTTATATCAGCAAACTTATATATATGTTCTAAAGCTGGTCGCTTTATTACACCACCTTCTGCTCGAAGAAAAAAGTTTTCTACTCGTTGCGCTGATTGATTATATAGCTCTGTATCTGTTCTTGAATACAAAGAAGGGCTTACTTCACCGTATTTGAAGTTACTTAATGGAACGCGAACCTTTTGCATTTAGCTTCGCCTTTGTGCAATAAATCTTGATGTATTAAGTTTTCTTGTTGTTTGTTGTTGAGAGTCTGTTGTTCTAGCTTTCATCATAGAAATTTGAGCTTGTTGACCCATCAAAGTAGATAACTGAGAATCTCTTGCAATACTAAACGCAAACACTCTTGCTAACTCAAACTGTAAAGCAACAGTGAAATAAGATGGGAAATCTGTTTCTTCTGCACGATAAGTATAATCAAGTATAACTACTGAGTTTGCATCTTCGTTAGCAAATATTTTATCACCATAAGTTTGATATTCAACAGGAACATCATTTACAGTAACAGCATGAGTCATTAGCCATCCATCAGGTAATTGATAAGCTGCATCATATCTTCCAGTAGGTGCATCTGTAAGTCTATTTAAAACAGCTTGATTGGTAGCAAACCTCCAACGTGTACTTGTTAAAGTAGCTCTAGCTATGTCTTCATAAACATTGGAAGCTACAAGAGCTTCATTATTTCCATCATCAAAAGAAGTAATAGGTTCAGCACCAATCAGGATTAAAGCTCTTGCACAAATATCTATAGCTGAATTTGCTGGTGTGCTTGTTACTGCCATTTCTAATCCTTAAAAAAGGTGGGGCCGAAGCCCCAACCTGTTAGTCGCCATCGGTCTCCGCTACCGCCGTACCATCAGATACGTCAACAACAGTACCAGTATTTGATAGAACAGTACAAAAGTTTGTTGTCGGAACATTAGTATCGCGAACGATAATTAAGTCACGAACATCAAGCATGTTTGCTGCACTATTAAAATACCCAGCAGTGTTTACAGTCGCAATAGCATCAGCAGATGTGTACATCCACAAGCTACCGTTTGAATCACCACCGACACGAGTTAGTCCACTTGAAGCAAAAGCCATTTTCTAACCCTCCTAGTTGTTATCTAGCAGTTCGTACACACCGTTGTCATCAATGACAACAGAACCCACCAGCCACAGCCGATGTTGAAAAAATCTTGAAGCCCAAGAACTCTTTCATTGTCATACCGCCAGCAAACGGTAAATTTTGTGGTCCAACAAAATCACTTGAAGCAAATTCTGTAATGTTAAACAGATCTGCAAAACCAGCAGGAGACATTGCAATATAGCGTTGCCCATCTTCTGGAATACTTGCTGTTCCAAATGTTTCAAAAGCTGATAGTAAGTCTGCTTTTTCAACGGCAGATGATGTATCGTGAAGTGCAGTTGAGTTTGCGCCAGCATCCATAGCTGTTGTGATAAGCTCATCTGTCTTACGACCCAATGCAGCAGCAGCAGATTCAGCAATAGCTTGGCGTTCGTTGATATTTGTTTTCAACTCGTCAAGTTTATCGATGTACTCAGCAGCATAGAAGTCAGCCATTGTTACTTCCACATTAGTATGTGCAAGTTCCATTGGTGTAACATTACCGTTGCGTGATTTAGTTGAAGCAGTTCCAGTTCCTATTTTCTGGAATCTTGCTTGATTGCCTGACACATTCGTAGAACGAATGGTATTACGCAGTTTAGAACCCATGCGCTGGTATGCAAGATGCACATCGGTCTCAAACTGTTTAATAAAGGCTTGGTCTATTGTATTAGCCATTTTACAGTTCCTAAGTTAAGTTATGTTTGCATCTTGGGTGTCCACTCTACATCCTCAACGAAGGTATCCTTACGGGCTTCTCAGTGCTTTATGGGCCTCGATAACTCATCTACAACATCATTTATATCAGGATTGCAACGCACAAAATGAATAAAGTTAATATTTTTGTATTGAGAACAACCTACTGTTTCAAATCCTAACCATGCTGCCCACTGCAACATATCAGCATAATCACTCTTAATAACCATAGAAAGCATTGGATAAGTTTTATCAAAAAAGTTTACTAACATTTTTGATCCTCTAGCTAAAACAAAAAAGTTATCTTTAATTTTAGTAGAAAACATAGCAAACATTTGAGGTGTATCTTCATCAAACAATAATCCACCAACAAAAATTATTTCATCATTTTTATCTCTAACTAAATATACTTCACTTTTTCTAGTTAGATCTTTTAAAGCACTTAAAACATCTGGATAAAGACCTGTTTCTAAAAGCTCTTTAATATTTTCAGGATGAATAATATGGATAAATTCATATA